TATGGCTTTCAGGCTTTGGCCGTGTTAAAATGAGAGGGTAGCGTTAAAGGTTTCGATGGTTCCTACCCCTGTTTCCGCTCTCCTGTCCTGCGCCCCTGCCGTGGGGTTCTCTGGGTCTCGGTCTGTCGTGCCCCCGGCCTCTGTCTGGGTGCCGGTCTGCGCCGCTGTGGGGGCTGCTCCCGTTTTCGTGGGGTGCGCCGCTGGCGTCGATGCGGCGTGCCGGTCTGCTTTCCCCGCTGCCCGTGTGTTCCGCGCGTCCGGGTTTGGCGCTGGTCGTGGGGCTTTTGCCGCCCGGTCGGTCGCCTTTGTGCGGGCGGTGTCCGGGGCGGGCGGCGCGCTGCTGTCGTTCCCGGCGGCGGCCTGCCCCCCTGGGTTGTTGCCCTCCTCGTCTGCGTCGCGCTGCTTTTGCGGAGCGGGTTCTGGTTCGTGGGCGTCGCTCGCTTTCGCGATCGGGTTGGGGCTGCCCTGTGCGGTGTGGCTGCCCGCTGGCGTGCCTGCTCCCGCCGGGTGGGGTCTGTTGCCCGCCGGTGGGGGTTGGTTCGTTTCTTCCCCCGCGCCCTTCCAGCTCGGTCTTTTGTAGGGCTCTTTTTTTGCCCGTCTGCTTGTTTTTAGGCAAGCAGATGGGCTATAATTAGAGAAGAAAGGGGGGGAAAGAGGAGCTTTTGAACCCCCCCTAAAAGTCAATCAACGTTTTGGTTTCAATTATGAATGCACGAATTTCTCACGCAAAGGATCGATACGCGCAACTGGACTTAACCGATGAAATCGCGCTGATGATCCGGACGCTGAAACGCCCAAGAGCTAATGGCGACATGTGCAAAATTCAGTGTGCCTATTTCGGATTCCCCAACCACGAAAAGGCCCGGCAATTTCTGCTATGGGCAACACGACGCTTTGGGCGGGCGATTCTCCGTCAAGGAGAGCGCCTAGGTAGTTGTGAGTTTGAGGTGAAGGTGTGGCCAGGACAGGTCAGCCGGGAGGCGGAACTGCTAGACATCGCCAAGAAACTAGCAAAACCGCCAGCGCAAAGTCATTTAATTTAGTTTGATTCCCCGCCCTGGGCACGGCGTAAAACTGCCCACACGCAAACACAACAACAAGGACAAACAAATGGACTACTACAACTTCGAGCTAGCCCGCGAGGCAGACATCGACCGAGCAAACCAGGTCGCAATGGAAGAAGCAGAACGAGAGCTGAGCCGCGAGCTAGCCAGCGCGATCGCCACGATCAACTACGTCGCGGACGAGATGGGAACAGACTGGATACGCCGGGAGTTCATCAAGGCGGCCAGCCAGCCATGCCCCGATTGCGAAGGGGAGGGCAAGTTAGAAGCCCTTCACTGGTACTTTGATGGCACCAATAACTCCATCTTTACCCGGTGCGATCGCTGCGAAGGTCGCGGCGATATCCTCCCAGATTGGGCGGATGAGTTTTAAGTAATTCCCCGCCCTGGGCACGGCGTAAAACTGCCCACGTAGGAACAACAAGAGCAAGGACAAATGACTAGCAACTACCAACCAGCTTTCAATGATCAGCCGGCAGTACCCTCCACCCCCGGAGAACATTCAGTGAAGCAGATAGTGGGCAACCTAAGCCGCCAACTGCCCCCGGCATTCATTAAAGAAAAGAAGATAGGATCTGCCACGGTTCAGTTCATCGAATGGCATACGGCCTGCAAGATACTCGACAAGTACGCCCCGGGCTGGGAATGGCAGATCGCCAGCATCACCCTATCGAGCGATCGGATCTTCCTGGTAGGGGTGCTGACCATCCCAACGTCTGATGGGACGTACCAAAGGAGCGCAACTGGTACCGAGCTGCTCAGTTGCAGTAGCTACGGGGATCCATCCTCAAACGCTGAGTCGATGGCATTTAGACGGTGTTGCGCCAAGTTTGGCCTAGCCCGGTATTTGTATCAACGCTGATACTATATCGGCTATCATGGGGGGGGTCAGTCCCCCTGGAGCTATGACGAATAAAGAACTTTTCAATGTGATCGAAAGCACAGCCCGCAAGCAGTGGGGCGATCAGTGGATGGCAAGGTTGTCCGCTCACTATGCAGCGATCGCCAGTCGGCACGGTGATACAAATGCAACCGCGAGATCGCGCCGCCCACAATTGCAAAGAGCTTTCGATCGAAAGAGTTGCACGGTAGAGACACTGACCTGGCTTGCCCAGGCGGCGGGACTAGATATCAGTATCCACACAAGGAAGAAAGGCAAATGATAATAACGACAATTCACCTAAGAAAACTCTGTTTTCAGATGCGACGACTGAACCTAGATATCAGCGCTTCAGTTGCAGAAGGGGACGTATTTTATGCTCATCTCAGAGATGTGGATGTTCCCCGACCTATATCAGCGATGGCTGATCAATAGTTTCTATGGCTGAACATCCCACCCTCCGGGATAGCGTGCCCCCTTGGGGCACCTATTTTCCCCCGCCGTCGCTACGCTCGGCGGGGTGAGATCCCACCCACCCACCCCCAGAAAACGTACCTCAGACAAACATGACTTACTACAAATTAACTTCAGCAGAATGGCTGGAAACCGCAAAGCAACTTACTAAGAGTGAGATGGTCACCCTGTACTACCTGCGATCGCGCGCCCCGTTCGCCGATTCAGAACAGAGCGTATCGGTTCGAGAGCTGGCGAAGGAACTGCAAATGAACCCAGGCACGGTGTCCCGGGCGCTCCGAAGACTGGAAAAGCTCGAATTCATTCAGATGAAGCTCGAACAGGTGAGCGTCAGGATCACCTACCAAGGTCATCTGGTCAGCGAGGAGGCAACATTGCACGCAGACAACACCCGTTGCACGGAGACAACACCCGTTGCACAGAGACAACAAGTGTTGCAGACAGACAACAAGTGTTGTGAAGAGACAACACCGTTGGTAGCAGACAACACCCTAGAAGTTAGTCCTGGCGAGGGTTTGGAGAGTTTTCCACAACACGAGGGAACCCACCAAACATACAAACATACAGACGATCAAACTGGTGCGGCGCACTGTTCCGATCCGGTTAACAATCAAGAGTGTTTGGACGATCTGATCCTCCGACGCACTGGGATTGTTCCGAGCCTTGCTCTGTGCATCCTGCTGAAGGGCTGCGATCGCGCCCAAGTGGATCGAGCGATCGCAGCTTACCTAGAACAGCGGAAACGGATCAAGAATCCACAGGGGTGGATGATTAATGCCCTCAAGAAAAAGTACACGCCAAACACTAGAACCCCCACCCCGACGGCACCACCAGCAACCACATCAGCGGCGATCGCGCCAGTAGATCTAGGCGACGATCTAGTCTCAATTCAAATCCACTGCGATCGCTTGCACATCACTAAGGCTCAGGCCGTGGAACGATTTGGATTACATAAGGACTTCTCAGCGCTATCACCCCGAGAGTTGCAGCATCTAGGCGAGGCGATCGCCCGATGGTAATTTGCAAGGTTTGCGGATGCGAAAGATTTGCGCCAGACCTGCTCGACCTGGGCATCTGGCTGTGTGTGGAATGCGGGCAGGAAGAAGAATTGGAGGGTGTTTGTAATGCCGATGAACCGGAAACTGTATCCGAAGAATTGGGAGGCGATCGCTTACGAAATCAAGAGCGAAGCCAACTGGAACTGTGAGAAATGCGGCAGGCCTTGCCGTCAGCCGGGAGAGCCCCTAAAAGATTTAGTTGAACGGGTTGCCACTACGCGACTAAGTGAGTGTCCGGTCGCAGAAGAAGTCTTAAACTTCCCGGGACGGTTTGTACTCACCGTCGCCCACCTCGACCACCAGCCCCAAAACTGCGATCGCTCGAACCTGCAAGCAATGTGTGCCCCGTGCCATCTCCGGTACGACGGCTCACAAATGGCCACGAAACGCCAGCTCAAACGGCAACGCGAGGGGCAGCTCAACTGTGGAGGACGACAGGCGCGGGTTGCCATGGCTCAACTTAGGGAGCATCCTCAGCCCAAAGCGCCCAAACAGTGCTCCCTAAACCAAGTGATCCGACTAGCCGATCTGCTGAACGACAGCGATCTGGAAGAATTGCACAGTGCGATCGCGGCCTTGCGGGAGGCGCGTCAGCCCAAACCTGAGCCCGAGCCAAGCGAACAGCCACCAGACGTGCCCCACGACAAGCGGGTATCTGGCGGCTGGATCGAAACCAAGGACATCAACGGTAGTAAGTACCGCTACCTACGATGGAGAGACGGAAAGCGGCAACGCTCCAAATACCTTGGCAAAGCAAAATAGTTTCAATCCCTAAGAGGGCTTTCATTGCTGGCAGATGCCAGCACCATGTGCCTTGCAAAGTCAAATAGTTTCAATCCCTAAGAGGGCTTTCATTTGCTTACTATCGGTTCAAGGAAACCCCCGAAAGTTACGGGGGTAACATACCTCAGTAAACTTGCTAGTCACACGGGTTGATCATAACTCATCCCGAAAGACTTGCCACTCATCGCCCTGGCGACAAAAGCGGTAGCCACCATCCTGCTGACCTTCAACAGGATCATGTCCCAATAAATCCGCTAGTTCCGGCGACGACACCACCCAACCATTAGAGGCTATCTCTTCAAGGTGTCTGTTCCTAATGATGAAAGGGGGAACCCCATACGCCAGTTGCGCCAACTCATCCAGAAGGCTGAATGAACCGCCAATGTTCCGACCCATAACCTCGTCAGCAGCCGCCTCCATCGTTGCCCCCATAGAGATGAGCATGTGCAGGGAGTCCAGATACGACAGCAGGAGATCGGATAGGTAAGACTTCCGACCCCCAAAACGCTGAGGCTCTAACGAATGATCGCGATCGCATATCGCACGGATGCGCACGTAGAGCTGAGATCTGGACAGCCCGTACCTAGCCATCGCCTCAGAGATCGTTATCATCATCAGCCTCCTCTTTGAACAGTTGTTCCCCCGTTGTAGGGTCAACGATGTTTCTCTCTAGGTACAACTCATACAGACTACGAGTTAAGAAAACGTCTTGTTTGCAGTATCTGATCACGCGATCGTATTTCCCTTCTTTCCACCACATCGGTGCGGCGGCTCCACTCCCACTCTTGCTGCCTATCCCGTTGGCCAGACAAATGGCATTTAGGCTGTACCCACCACGAGTCACACCGCGAACATACTCAGGCGGTTGTCCTGAGAGGATCCGGATCTCGCATAACAGATCAAAGTCCGTCTGCACTTTCACGCCGTGAGCCGCGCATAGCCAGTCATCGAAAAAATAAGAATTGAAACCGACCACCTGATCGGCCTCATTCACAATCTCCTGAAACGCTTGCAGGAATCGCGCATCACGGCAATCAAGCATCACGAACGGGTCGCCTACCCAATCCAGGTGACATCCGATAACGGAAATGCCCAGCTCCCCGTAATTAGTCCAGCCATGGATGTTGGGGTCATTGATAATCTCGCAATCATAGGTAAGTGTACGCATGTGTGTTTATGTCTTTCGAGGGACAAGACACATGGTAACATGGACAAATTCCATCACGAAACCAAAACGTAGGAGCCAGGGATCGATGCCGTTCACCAATGGCACAGAACTACGATCCCTGACTCTTTTTTTATGGCCTCAAATGGATCAGTAGAAAAAAATTTTGTAGGCGGCTAGGAAACTATCTAGATCGACCAAAGGGGGGAGTACCCCAGGGTCGATACAAAATCAACTAAAGGGGGAATTTGACCCGAGACTTGAATTCCCGGCCAGGCACAAACACCACCACGGTCTGGTCAGGTATCACGACACGATCACCCGTCTTTGGGTTCCGGCCCACACGCCCACGCCGATCGCGGCGCTCGAACTTCCCGAAATTCAACAGCTTAACAGATCGCCCCTCGCTAACTTCATCAATAATCAGCTCCAAAAGAGCATTCAAGATCTCATTGATCTGGCGCTGAGGAATACAAGTTTTACGAGAGAGCGTCTGAACCAGTTCAGTCTTATTCATTAATGAGCCTCACTATATCCACTGGCAAAAACAGCAACGCCAGCAAGGAACGAAGCCACCACTTCAGAGACAGCAGTGGTGGCAGCTCAGCGATCGCCCAAAGCGTGACTGCGTGATCCTTTTCCTCAATAGCTAGTGAGGCCAACAGAGGGCACCAGACCCCCAGGATACGATAAGCGATCGCCTGCAACTCCTCAAGAATGCCAAGCACAGCAAGCTGATCCAGAACCGCCAGATCGTGGATCGAACGCCCCCTAAGTAGCACCCTAAACATCAGTAAGCGCTGCGTCAACGGAACGATCTGTCCAGCACTATGGCCGGAACTCCAGCCCGCTTTGATCCAGCGACGGTAGCGAGGAGCCGCACCAGTGGCCAATCCAGAGATCAGCACATAGTGGCCATACTCACTACGCGACTGTTGAGCCAGCAGACGGGATAGATCCGGATTGATGTGCTCAAGTTGATCGGCACATCGCTGCAAAGCAAAAGACGTAGACAGCTCTAACTTAGCCAGAAGTCGCAGCAGTCTGATCTCTAAAGCCACAAGACCAACCCCATTTCTGCGTCCTCATAACCAGGCACATCATCAGTGAAGCTAAACTCTACCGCTCTCCAGCCCGCCTCCGTATACGCCCAAATCGAAAAATAAGTATAGCCAGCAAAAGCGAAACGCCAGACCATAAACGGATCTGGTCGAATCTCACTATGGAGGATCAATTCCCCATCATGTTTGAGATCACCCGAGTTTGCATTGATAGGCTCATTGCGCCAAGTCCAGACCTGGACGGGCGGCTTGCCATCAGGATGCTCGGCCAAGGATCCCGATCCAATGTGCAGCCAAAAATCGCCATACCACTGCACCCCCATAGCGAAGCCACGCCCCTCACTAATCGAGCAAAGCGGGGCAGATGTCATGACGTACCCATAGCCCACAGCAGGAATATCCTCAAGATGCAGCCCCACCCCTAACCCAAGCATTCAGCTCACCCGGTACGCGATCGCCTCACCCGCATCGAGACGGATCGAATCGATCTCTAGCTGACCAGAGTAAAGGCGCTGTCCGCCCACTAAGGACGCGCCAGTGAAATCATCGCCCTCACCCGCCCAAGCGATCGCCCCAATCGTACAGCCACCGGATAAAGCTTCAATGCAAAAGTAAGGGCCAATAGAAACAACGCCAGCTCTCACGAAGTCGGGACGAGCCCCACCAAACACACGGGATTCAAACATCAGATAGGTGCACTGTTTGCAACGGTATTATTCACCTCAGCATAAGCCAACTCAAGCGTCACCACAACGCGCTCAAGCTCAGTCATATTGGCACCGAAAACATCAAAGAGGATAATCCCCTGATCAACGATCGGTGGAGACGCAAAGGTGAACAGCCACGGCTGGGCATCACCCAAAGCAGAAAGATCCCGCGTAGCCAGATTAGTTATGCTAGGCCCCGTCTGAGTCCTAATACGCATAGTGGTACCGGGCGCGGGCGTGCTCGGTACGAAATAATGCCAAAGGGAAAACTGTCGAACCTCAACAGAACGACTGACTGCAAACAGATCCTGACGTGGCTCAGAAACAAAATCACTAATAGACCCACTTACATAAAAGACCTCCGAAACCGAAGCAGCAGGAGATGGAGGAGAAGTGAGCTCAATCCACTCAGTCCCGTCATAGATCTTCCAAGTAGGCGTACCGGAACTGTCACGCCACACATCACCACGAAGAGGAATAGCCGGAGCGATCGCCCCCTCTTCATAATCTATCGAGCCAATCATCTCCCGTTCGTCAGGATGCAAAGGCGTGACCAACTCAATCCAGGTAGGGGTTCCTCCACCCGGAGCACCCGCCGAAATTTTCCACCTAGGCGGCTCAAAGCTAACATCCCGCCAAACCTTGCCCCGTGGTGAAGAGGCCGGAGGAAATCCATCGCTAGCATAATCAATCAACCCAGCATCGTCGGAGGTTGGAATCAACTGAGCATCAAGTAAGGAACCCAGTGGAACCCACTGCGATCCATCCCAAGAAGCAAAATTGGAAGGCGGAATCCCAGCCACCATCTGAACATCCGAATTAAACCAGAGCTGCCCAGGCTGAGGGTTAGCGGGAGGCACGGTCGAACTAACCGCCAGTGATCCGGTAGATGGCGGTTGATCCCCTAGATCCACCCAAGCCCCGCCGTCCCACACCGCATAGTGAGAGGGCATAATGCCCTCGATCTCAACATCGCCAGTGTTATTCCACAGCTCACCACCAGTCGGAGACTCTGGCGGAAATGGCGAGTACTGCACCTGCGAGGCAACCCCACCACCGCCCAACCCGATCGCTCTGATTTCTTCATCAGCAGCAGACGTGATCTTACGCCCGGACGGCGGTACCCCGCTATGGGATCGAAACGCTTCATTCTTGCGATCGCTATCACTAGTGATTTTCCGTTCAGTCATTGCGAAAGTCCTCTAATGCATTGGCCAGGTCTGGGATAGTTTCCCGCCAGCCGTCGGGATGCTTGCTCAAACCAACCGATTCAGCCAGGTCAGAGATCGCCCGCCAGCCCTCTTTCTCGTAACGCTCATACAACTCACGCTCAGACAGGGGTGCCCCCTCAGTAATTTGCTCATGAGAATGAGAATCATAATCCGAAACGTTAATCACGATCGAGCGCCCATCAGAGCGGCGCACTACCCGCATCGTTTCAAGTTTCATAATCACCCCGCCAACCGACAAGCAAACTTAGGTTGGACGAGGGCAGACCCCCATAAGCACGAAAACTTCCATTCAGTTTGGAAGTGTTGTCGCTCCAATTCCAGGGAGAACGTGAGCCCGCTCACATCGTCCATCCAGGACAAGTTCTGGTTGTTAGCAAAATCCTGATCAACCATGCGGCTGGCATATGCGATCGCGTTACGTTCAAAGGCAAGGTTGACAACGTGGTCAGCAACGAAAGTGAGAGCAGTTCCGGGAGGGACAACATCTGGCAATGCCGGAGCAAAGCTAATCGCATTTCCAGCCCAACCAATCACCGCAAAGGTTTGCGTCTCACCTGCAAATGTAAAGATGTCGCCCGGAATGGGCGCAGAAGCCCCACCCCCTACGGACAGGGCCACCGCCCCAGCAGGAGCAGCAGCAGTTGTCGCCCATCCCGTGGGAGTCCCACCGGGGTTCTCATGTCGTGGAATTAGTTGATCCTGGAGAAACGTCATCCCCAAGGCATTTGGAAGCACCCCGGTACGGAACGCAGTGTTTCCCCCGGCTGCATCAGCGCGCTCAAATACATCAAGCCCCAGCGCATTGTTATAGGCAAACGTATCCAAAACCATCGCCTTATCACGACCAGAACCCAGTGGGCAACGCTGCTGACCGAGGACATTCAAAACATCACGCGCCGGAGCGGTACTAACCCCGAAAGGCGTAACACCAGGAACCCCGGCCAAACCGTAAATCCCCACGTAATTGCTCAACAGATCCTGATCCACGGCCTCAGCAAGACCCGCGACACGAACCTGCATCTGAGCTGGAACGTAGTCATCGCGTTCTGCCAGAGCGGATAGATCCCGATCGTTCAAAGTAAACGCAGCATACTCCCAGCGATCGAGGGTGAGAGGCACAATTGTCTGAGTTGGTTCAGCCGAACCAGCCGAAATGACCCCAGGGACTACCGGTCGCGATGGGGTGGGCTCACCCATGACGGGAATGTTCACCGTCATCCCTGACTTCATCAGGCTAGGGGAAAGCTCGGTTGTGCAAACGCGGGGCATGACCGTATTACTACGAGCAACCTCAACCGACAGAGCCGTAATCCGGTTAAATAAATTCTGATCCACAGGCATAGTTAAGCCTCCATTAAGGCGAAATTAAATTACTGAATGACAGCCTTGCCCTGAAGCAACGTAGTCGGATCTAGGCCAACAACCATCCCGTTAGTCGGTTGCACTACCGCCGCCGTCGATGCAGGAGGGGCAGACTCACTAACCGTCCCAGTACCTTGAGGGACAACAGAAGAAACAAAGATATCCGGGTACCGTTCTTTCATGGCCAGCGCCGCCGCTTCAATCGACTCACCTTCACCAGGCTGAAGTAACTGCATGCCCACATCGGCGTAAGTCGGGTTAATCCCAGCCGCCACTAACGCTCGGTAGTTGGTCAATGCAGCACCCGAGCGGGACGCAGTTGTTTCCAACTCACTAACCTGCGCAGTTAGCGATTCAACTTGACCGTGCAATTGATCGTACTGACTCGCCCGACTACGCAGTTCAGCGATCGCCGCCGGGTCGAGATCCCCATAAGCCGATAATGAATTTTCCAGTTCTGCAATACGCGCCAGCGCTTGTTCTAATTCCATTACTAGTCCTCAATAAACTTACTCTGAATCATCGAAACCACTTCTTCCTGAGCAGGACTCAACGTCGGAGACTCACCCAGTAAACGCGCCAGGTTGATGTAGTTAGCCAGCATCTCAGGCGATTTCGCCTGGGAACGATAAAAGGTTGTATCTAAGCTAACGCCATAATCATCCCATTCCACCCGACTAAGCCAACACTGAAACCGCAAGATGTGATTAATGCCAGCGGCAAAACTTGCAGCAAAGAGGTGCAACGACGACTCAACCTTGTACGCCTGGAGGAGCACGCTGGCAGCAGCTTGGCGATCGGCAGGTTTGATCAAGTACTCAGTACCCAGGTAATCAATCTTGCGCTCGAACCGCTCTAACTCCAAACGTGATTGTTCAATGCTCAACGCCAGCGGTTCCGCCCAGCGAAAGTCCCCGCCCAAGGGAGGACGAATCACAGTAGATGGACCGAGCGTAATCTTATCGGCATTAGTCGCCCCGATCGCCACCGCTTGCGGGTAACACGTTCTCCTGACTTTATGCAGATGATCCCCCTGAATGTTGTAGTGGGCAACGTTCAGATCAGCCAAGCTCAAGTGTGGCGGTTGACTTCGGAAAAACCCCAAACGGTTCCCCGCATAAATAGAGAAAAGTGGAACATAGGGATACGGTTCCAACGCCCCATCTACTCTCCGTCCCCAGCGCCCCTCACGCTCCAATCGCTGATTCTTGCGCCCGCGATCGTCAGTCTCAATCCTCCAAAGGTACCAGCGGTCGGGGAACAGTTCCTGATAGAAATCCTCAAAGACCTCTTCATAACCCTGACGGCGACGCAGCCGAAGTTTGATCACAGCCCACGTACAGCGTTCAATCCCATCAACCAGGGAAACATCCCAGTTGATGATCTGCAATGGCGACAGCGATCGCCAGTACGCCATGCCACCATCAGCCGGACTATCGACCAGTACGAAGTGATGACCACACACTTGAGAAGCAATCGCCAGTTGCGGCAACACAACCATGGCCGGATTACCCGAGCTGTCTAAGTTGTTCCACTGACGCTCCAACATCGGCGGTAAGTTAACCGTGATGCCATTGTTGAAAATAATCCGGACAAAGTCATCGATGCTACGACCAAACTGGCGCTCGAAGGGAGTGCGCCGGAATCGATCCAAGTATTGTTCCTCACCAGGCAGTTTCGGGAGATACGCCTGAGCCCGTGAAGTGGGGTGAAGCGCACCACTCGCATCACGAAATGACCACGCCATCAGGCCGTCATAGACATCCTGCAAGAACTGCCAGGTACGAACCTGACTATCGTATTGTTGGCAAGGCGTATCGACTAACATTAGCGAGCTCATGCAGAACCACGATCAGAATACCCCGCCAGTCTCAGATAAAACCAGATTGAGAGGAAACGAAACCCGATCGCTCAGTATCGAAGATATCCCGATGCACCGGGAGACTCAGCAACTGAGCTAACTCAAGAACCATTCTGCGACCCTGCGATCGCAATTCCCCAGATTGAGCCCCCGCAAAGAACTGCGCACTACTGGTACCACTAGCCTGGAATGATCGCCCCGCGAACGGAGCAGCGTTACTCAATGCAATCAGAACTTTATCAATCTCATCCAGCAAGTTGACCACAGTGGAGAGAGCCGCTGGAGACTCAGCTTCAATATGCTGGAGGCGGGCAACAATCCCCGGGACGTAGCCCAATACGGGCATCCCCAAATAGCGGCGCACCTGATCAATCTGAAGATCGGAAAGCATCACCAGTAATCCCCTTGAACATCAATGTTTAGGGCTTGCCCCAACAGCTTGGAGTAACGCCGCCCCTGACTCTGATACTGAGGCAGCAACTCACTCCCAGCCACCGATCTCTCAGTGGCGATCTCATCAGAGAGCAACGTCACCTCAGCCAAGTACGATTGGATCCGCGCAATCGACTCATCCATCGCGATCGCGTCCATCGCCCGCTGCACCTTGGCCGCCCCCTCAGCCGTGGCCGGATAACCCAGCGCTGCCACCACTCTATCTAAATCCCCAGCTTCCCACGCCATGCTTACCCCCTATAGACTCAAATCCGCATCGGTCTCACTCGAGCCTATATCACTCTGTTCGCCGTGCTCGAACGTTTCATCGTACGTCGTCCGATCCGCCCGATCTTCATAGTCATAAGTATTAGTGATCGCATCATGAAACTCCTCATCGTGCCATTCCTGCATCTCCCAGTCATCACCCTCAAAATCATTTTCGTGGCGAGCCGTGAACTCCTCAAACTCTTCAAGACTCCTAATTAACTGATTGTTGTTGTAACTAGTCCCATAGGAGTCGAACCAGCGCTCACTATTTACTTCAGCTACCTTGTCACTCATATCCCACAACAGCTCACGGATCGCCCGCCCTTCCTTTCGAGCCATCCGAAGTAGCGCCCGCCGCCGCCGCCGATTCGCATAATACCGATCGCGATGCTCCCGGCCTAGGTCTCTCGTCTCACGAAGGGAGTCCCCAGCGCTGCCAAGACGCTGGCGATCGAGGCTACGCGCCAACCGTAGTAAGTCCTGAAAACGTCGCCAAGCCTGCGGAGTTGGATCAGCAGGAACGGGTAGATCCGCCCCGAGCTGTTCAGCCAGCGCGTATATGTGTTTGCAGTACCCATCACTCGCGTCATACGTTCCAGTCCCAGTCCACGATCGCGCCCGCCCCGCACTAGTTGTAGGTTCTTTCTGCAATTGATCCGGGCAGTCACACTTCCAGCCTTCATAGTCCGAATAAACAACCAGCGGTGGACTACTGGACTGGAAGGGAGTCGAACAAAACATGTCACCCCCCGGCGGCGGCGACGGCTGACAGTTGTCTCTATAATCATCCTCTGGCTCATCCGCACCCCGAACCCAGGTCATCAGGACGACAGCCTGCTCATGGCCATCTCGAAACGTCCCATAAGGAAAAGCCCGTCTTTCCATCGAGGTGGTCGTATAGTAGGTCCTCGTTACCTTCTGAACCTGCAAATCGAGATCCACACACTTACCATCAACAATCGTTTGAGCCGGGAAAGCGTCCTCAGATATCGAGACCGTCAGCCACTCGCGTGGCATTGCAGCCGATCTCCCCCTAGGACGCTCAATCGGATGGAGATCCCCCACGTCATAGCGACTAGTCGAATAATCCAAAGTGAAATACGGCCCCGACGACCACCCCCGCTTGGCCTCATCTTTCTTATAGAACGCATACTGAATCGGCACTACAGCCCCGCTAACAATTTGGTAATCCCGCTCGTAGCCACCACAGCCCCCCGTTTTCCGAGGAGTACTAATAACCGTGAAGGCGAACATACCTTGCAGCCTTGGCGTATATTCCTTATCGGGATCCCACAGTGGTGCATCACACTCGCGATCGTCATCATCAGGCGGTTCGCAGCGATCGTCATCACAACTGGTGTCAGTACTAATGATCGTTTTCGTACGGGTACATTCCGCTGTCCATCGGTGGGATGATCGCCCCGAGCGGTAACGCCCCTTGACAAACTCCTTGTAAGTGCGTCGGCATCGGTTCCCGCCAGTCCTGCGACTACGGGTGGAAATCTGACCAGAGAGCGTCTTGCCACGTTCATACCGGAGCCGTTCACTCAGGTACCTGACAGTGGCCGCACGACTATAACGTTTCGGTCTCCTCGCCATGTTGTCTATACGCTCTCAATCTACACAACCACTGTCGTTCATAAGCCCGATACGCGCGATCGCCAACCGCGATCGTTCGCACATCCAGCCGATTGCTACAAAGCACGAGGTGCAAGGAATACACAGGAATTCCCATGTACCTAAGCCCGTGTTCGTACGCGATCGCCTGAAGCCAAGCGCGATCGATTGCCGGCTGACATTTTCCGTACTTGCGAGTCTTCAGCTCGTACAGTCCCGTGCCAACTCGGAAGTCGAACCGCCCCCTATATTGATCCGTCTGCACCCTAACTTCAGCCGCCCGATCCAGGTGACGATCGCGAAGTTTGCGGATGAGCGGCGTCAGTAAACGAGCCTGACGCTTCAGCCCGATGCTCATCCCACGGGGCTGTAGATCACCGTCAATCAATGCCTGAGCAAAGTACTCATGCAGCGCCTTACCCCTAGCCTTGGCCTCGGCCATCTTACGGGGATTAGTTGCCGCCCAGGTTGTCAGAGCAGGGTTATGCTCAGTAGCTGCCAGTATTTCAGTGACCGTAGGGAGCATATACGAAAAAAAAAATTGCACGAGGCTTAGGATTCATTTAAGCACTCACATGGGGGGAACCGCCCGGGGTCGATGCAAACTGCAAAAAAAGGGGGAAATCCCTAACCAAGAAACTGACCAACCCCCCAACCCTGATTAGGTTCAACCGCAAGCGACCAAGCACCAGCGATCGCGTCAACCTGATCATCGAAGTCCCCGTCAGGGAACTGCTCTAACTCATTCATCAACGTCGGTCGCCAGGCAGCATCAAGCACCTTAACCCGGCCGCGCTCAACAGCAGAACTAACCGCTAACGATCGCGTCCACTTATTCTGCTGACTTTGTAGAGCCTTAGTCGCCAACCCCGGCAACAGAGATTGCAACTGGTAAGACTGCTGGATACCCGCCTGCCCTGGGTCTTGCCACCAACCTTGTATACAGCCAACTCCGTCACGAGTCGCCGTCTGCTGGAACCGGCGGTTAACCTGCTCAGGACTTAAGCGATCGCGAACAACATCAGTAACGATCGCGACGCCGTCCAAGTAAACCACCTGAATCCCAACCGTCCAATCTGGACCCTTGCCCTTGGCAGTGAAATCACTAGCCGTCGCGGCGAAATCCCAGAAGCGCAACCAAGTTCCACGCCCCTGGAACTCCACCGGGATCTCAGAAAAGACCTCAAACCAATCAGATCTAAACATAGTCCCGGAAGACTCTTTGATCTTCCAGTTCCCCTCAAGGAGGCGACGGCGCTGGACTAGCGGCAAAGACATGAGGTTGCGGAGGTAGTCAGGGTCGCGGGTCAGCAGCGCCTGATTGTCATAGACCGTACTCGGAATGAACGTGAACGATTTAGAGAACTCAGTCGGTTCATCAAACCAAATCAGTTCCCCATCGCGCCGCTCAAGATAACGAATCTGCCCCGATCGCTCAGCGATGGGGAATCCATCATCATCAAGCCACCAGTCAATCAGGCGTGCAACCCACCCGCCATCCGGATCATCTGGAGAAACTGGATTAGTCGTGCAGCGCATGTAGGGAGAGATGCCACTAGTTGCCGATCGCATCCGGCTAAACAAATACCAAAACTGGCTTTCCAAGAAGTGAGTCAGTTCATCAAACGCGACATAGACCAACTCAGATCCTTGCCACGCGAAGCGATCCTTATCAAGCTTGAGATGCCTCATAACCAGGCTACAGCCCGAGGGGAAATCCCAACGAAGTACAGACTCCCTCGCCCTGCCACCGATCGCGGGATAGATCTCAGTACTCGCATCCCACAGTCCCCCAGGATTCTTTATCTGAGGATAACTGCGCCGAAAGAAAACGCCATTGAACGCTGGATTACCAATGTGACGTAACGGCTCCAGCAGTAAAGACCAACTCTTTCCCCCGCCAGCACCGCCACCATAGATAACGACGTCGGCAGGACTGCTAAGGAAATCCGTTTGCGGCCCCGGTTGCGGGCTTAGATACATGCGTACTACCCCCATGCCCGCAAGGAAGTGATCCACATTCCCCCGCGATCGCAGACACCAGAACCACAGACGGCACACACAACAACAAGGAAGCCATCAAGGACAAACACAACAGCTTCGATCTCATGATACCCCCAAGACGCTCCGGCCATTCTCCGGCAAATAAATATGCACCTGATCAGCCGCCGCGACCTCCGGCTCAAGATGCTCCGACCACCCGGCCTGACACTTCAGCCAGAAAATGGCCGCCACCGTTGACGATCTCAGATCGTCCTCTTGCATAGCGATATCCCAGAGCCGCCCCGACATGGCCACCCGTGCCCCAGCTCGACCCCGACGGTAAGCCGCCGCCACATCAGGATCATCATCAATCCGTCGATCCAGGGTTGCCGGTGACCATCCCAACACGTCGGCAATATCGTCCAGAACCGCCCCGCGCTTAGCGAGGGACTCAATAGTACGAATGTCTTTACGGCTCGGCACAATCTTAGCCCTAGCCATTATCCCTCCCAGCAATCAGCCGCGACAGCAGGCACTCAACTCGCTCAAGGCGATCGCTCACATCCTGGTCACGTTCCACCAAATTGTCAATGAGACGCGCCCTTAAAGCGTCATCAGCCTCATCGTTGGAGCGCCGTGAGGCAAACATCTGACGAAGCAAATAGAACATGATAGCGATCGCTATCCCCGCATCAAGCATAGGCAACTGAGGAGTGACCAGAGGCTCAGCCGGGAACGAAGTAACAGGGCTGATTTGAGATATGTACATAATAACGAAGCGGAATGCTATATCTCAATAATCTCTTAAGGAAGGAGAACTCCCATCAGGAATTCCCTATAAAGATTGGATGAACTTAACCCCTAAAAAGATGCAACTAAACAAAGTTTAAGCACAGCAACCCATTCAAACATCAGGGATTTATCGCGCTTGCAATTAATTAGTTTTGTCAACGTCGGTACCAGCCAGGCTCTGAATCAAACGATGCAACAATTCAGCCTGAGAAATCTGATAAACGTTCGCCCAATAAACTAACAGTTGATAATCAAGCAAAGTGACACGATGCCCCAGTACCCGATCGCGCCGTTGCCCATCAGGCTTACGTGGTCTCGGCATCACCCCTCACAATGAAACCTCTCTCAACATTAAACGATTGATAAGGATATGGGCGAGCCGGCGCGCCAGAGCGTCGCCGTCGGGCGTGTCCGGGGCGCGCTGTTCGCTTGGCCCTTCGGGCTAAACCCCTCCCATCCCTCTCGCGGGGATGCCTACACCCGAGACACATTGCACCAGTTCCCCCACTTCCCGGTTTGAACCCGTGAAGTAATCATCTCAACCAACATCGCGCAAAGGAAACACCAGCCCCGGGAGACCCCGGCGATACCTACACCCGAGACACATTGCACCAATTCCCCCACTTCCCGGCTTGGGTCCAGCAACGAAATCATCTCAACCAAACTCCCCGGTCGCCCAAGGGTACACCAGCCCCGAGAGACCCCGACGTATAGCCCCGCTACCCTCGCGCCAAAGGCAGGAGTGTAGCACAGCGGAGCTGTGCTGCAATTTATTCTTGGGGCGCTCGGTCGCTGCGTAACCACGCAACCTACGGTGCGGTCCCCTAACCCCCAAGGGGAAAGCGGTGGCGCAAGCGCCAGATGTTATTGGCCGCAAGCGGCGATCCGAACCGGGGGGAAAGAGAGGGGGTGCCGGGCGGGGTTGTGTTTGGTTTGTCTGTTGGGGGTCGGGGGTGGTCTTCTTTCGTCTCCCTTCGGTCGGCCTCTGCCCCTTCGGGATTTCGGCTTTTTATTTGCCCCTCCGGTCGCTCCGCTCCGGGAGATCCGGAAGCCGGAAGCCGGAAACGCCGGAGCCCTTGCGCTGTATGGCTTTCAGGCTTTGGCCGTGTTAAAATGAGAGGGTAGCGTTAAAGGTTTCGATGGTTCCTACCCCTGTTTCCGCTCTCCTGTCCTGCGCCCCTGCCGTGGGGTTCTCTGGGTC